TTTTTTTTTTTTTTTTTTCTTAAATTTTTTTTAATGAAAAAAATAATAAAAAAAAAAAAAAAAAATATATTTTTTTTTTTTTTTTTTTTTTTTTTTTTAAAATAATTTAAAATAAAAGAAAAGACATTTAGACCGTGTCTTCTATGTCTTCTGGTACAAATGGAAAATCGTAAGGCGACCGTCAGAAAGTATGTGCATTAATATGGGCGTGAGATATCAATACCAAATAAAAGAAGTTTTAAAAACCTCTAGGGGTTTGATTAGCGGGTTTCGCGTGTTGGTTGTGGTCGAAGACCTGGAGCACCACATGGTAGACGTGCCCGCAGAAATTTTTGAGTATGAAACCTTGGTGTACTTCAGGTGCCGGCTAAAGATGTACCAAAAGGTAGATATCCAAAAGTTACCTTTGTCAGTTCAATATAAGATTAGAATGCCGTTAGCGCATTTCCTAGATTTATGGGTCTTAACAGAAAACAATGGCTATTACAGCAAACGAAAAAATACTGACGCTTGATTATTGGAAACGCGCTGACAAACTGGTTGAAGGCGATTTTATTTTTGATAGGAATGGAGACCTGCGTAAGGTTACGTTAATCCAGCACTTTCAATCCAAATGCTATGAGGTGCACCTCAGTGACTTGCTGACTGTCAGCGGTAACGCGTCCATGCATTTTTTGTTGGAAACGCCTAAGTACAGGAAACGGCTGGCAGAGTACAAGGGCAAGCGCCAGTTTATGCGCCCGTTGATTTTGGAACCGTTGTCCGGGCTGTTGGATAAGTCGTTGAGGCACAAGAACAACGCGCGTACGTTCTCAATCCCTACGTGCGGAGCGCTCAAGCTGCCACACCAGGACCTGCCGGTGCCGCCGTTTGTGTTTGGGTACTGGTATTGGAACCGATTGAAGCCCAATGTGTTCTCGGCGCACAAGCTAAACGCCGATGAGGTGTTAGAAAAGTTCCGCAGCCATGGGTATGAGATCATAAAACCAAAAAAACGCAAGGATGGAGCCACGATCTTCAGTGTGTTCCCTACGATTGAGTCACAGCTGGCGCCGTTCATACCCAAAGAGATACCAAACAACTACCTGCTGGGTAGTGAAGAGCAAAGAATTGAGCTGTTAAGCGGTATTGTAAACGCAAAAATACGACAATACAAGAAAACAAAAGATATTTTTAGAGTTTCTGGCTCACACTGGCCGGAGATTAGGAAAATCCAGGGGTTAGTAGAGTCATTAGGTAGCAAGACTACACTAAACTTTTACGAAAACTGGAAGCATTACACATTAGGTTTCAGAAACTGTAACCAACTGTGTAGTGTTCAGGTGCCGAAGAAAGTTAAGGTGCACCAAGCACGACGGTACATTACTAAAATTGAAGAGTTACCCACGCAACAATGTGTACACATTGAAACTGACGGGCCTGATGGTTCGTTTTTAGTGGGAGAAGGATTTATCACATGTCGTTAACGGCAAAACAAGAGCTTCTGTTAAAGAAGTTCGCAGAACAAAACAAACAATGGCCAAAGGCGCAGCTCGATGCCACCCTTTGGCTGGTGAAGTACAAGCTATCCGCGCTCCCGCACCAAAAAGAACCGGAGGACGGCGAGTTTGATACGTTCTTAATGCTGGCCGGCCGCGGTGCGGGTAAGACATGGACGGCGTCTAACTGGATTGGCGAGCGGGCGTGGACTTTTGACAAGACGCGCTGGTTGGTTACAGCGCCAACAACAAACGACATTCGCGCGACGTGTTTCGAGGGTGACTCTGGGCTACTTAACATTTTGCCACGATCCATCATCAAAGATTACAATAAGTCGTTGCTTGAGATTACACTGATCAATGGCTCACTGATCCAAGGGATCCCTGGTTCTGAGCCAGAACGCTATCGTGGTAAGCAATACCATGGGGCCTGGTTTGACGAGCTGTGTGCGTTTGAGTACATCGACGACGCGTATGACCAGGCGCAGTTTACGTTGCGTTTGATGGACCCACGCATTGGGCGGGTGCAGCAGATTATCACGACAACGCCGAAGCCGCTCGAGTTGATTGTAGACTTAAACGAGGGTAAGGTGGGCGGCGACGTGTACGTGGCCAACGCCAGCTCGTTTGACAACCGCGCCAACTTGTCTGATACGTTTTTCAAACAGTTGGAAAGCTACGAGGGCACCAACCTGGGCCGTCAGGAAATTTACGGCGAGATATTGGATCCGGAAGAGGCCGGCATTATTAAACGCAAGCAGTTCCGCATGTGGCCAGCCAACAAGTCGACGCCAACCCTTGAGTATGTGATTGCGTCATACGATCCGGCTACCAGCGAGAAGACGGTCAACGACCCAACAGCCTGCACGGTGTGGGGCGTGTTTGAGCAAGAGGATGGCCACACGTCGGTCATCATGTTAGACGCATGGGACGCGCACTTGGCGTATCCAGAGTTACGCCGCAAAGTTATATCGGACTTCAAGGAAGTTGTGTACGGCGCAGATAACACGTTTGCAAAAGGCCGTAAGGCTGACTTGTTGCTCATGGAAGACAAGTCTGCAGGTATCAGCCTGATTCAAGAGTTACAAGGCGCCGGCGTTCCGGTGCGTGGATACAACCCAGGACGCGCCGATAAGGTGCAGCGGTTAAACATCGTGGCCCCGCTGGTTGCTAAGGGCCGGGTGTACATACCGGAGGATCCAGAACAAAAAGGTGAGTTTGCACCGTGGGCCAAACGATTCATACGGCAGGTGTGTTCGTTCCCTGAAGCCAAAGGGCACGATGACTACGTGGACTCACTGACACAAGCGTTGCGCGTGTTACGTGATTCAGGATGGTTACAACTCGATCCGTTGCCTGCAAGAGATTACTCATACATTGACGACCAGTTGGCGCGCAAGTTCTCCAATCCATACGCACAGTAGGGCGAAACACCCTACCGATGTGCATTAATAGAATTAGAATATGAACCTAATCAAATCACCCCACGAGTTGTTGATGGAACAAGCCGGCCTCCCGGGTTATGCGGGCGGTCATTCGGTGTCACCAGAACAGATGAAGGTGGAGCTAATGATCAACGGCCACAAGGTACATCAAAGCGAACTGCCACACGATCATCCGTTGATACAGCACTTTGCGGGGGGTAAGGAGGTAAAACCTCCGATTGATTTAACGCGTCGTTATGATCCGATCAATATTAATTTACAAGAAATGCGGGCAAAACAATTGCCCCCTAGTTCGTTTGAAAAGTTTTCTTCACGTTTAGGTTCTTTGTTGGGTCATGGGTTAACGTTTGGCATACCTGCGTATGACGTGGCAGAACAGTTAAAAAATAATAACATTGGCGGCGCGCGTGAAAGTACGCTCGATGCTGCGATTGGTTTGGCTCCGTTGCCAGTGCAAGCTGGATGGGCTGCGTTAAAGCCAACAGAATTAAATACCGGCGAAGACGAAATGATGAAGCAAATCCATCAAATGCAAGATCAAATGCTCGCAAACAGAAAAGTTAAATAATGGCAAATCCAAAATTACCGATTCAAATGGGTGGCAGCTTGCCGTCTTTAGATTCTAAAACAGATCAAGAGATTGCAGAGGGTCAGCTTCAGGAGCAAGAAGTTGCTGAGCTTGAAGACTATTTGGGTTTAGATGAAGATGAGGCAGAGGGTGAGATTATTGAACTGGAAGACGGTTCAGTAGTTGTTAACCTTGAGCAAACTAAGGGCCCAAAAGAAAGCCCTGAGTTTTATGCTAACCTTGCGGAAGTGTTTGATGAAAGCTATTTGGATCAATTGGCCCAAGATTATTTGGACTTTATTGATGAAGATAAAGAAGCTAGAAAACAGCGCGATAAGCAATATGAGGAGGGCTTACGCCGCACTGGTTTGGGTAAGGACGCTCCTGGTGGTGCTACTTTCGACGGTGCTTCTAAAGTTGTTCACCCTGTTATGGCAGAGGCTTGTGTAGACTTTGCTGCAAGCTCGGCCAAAGAATTATTGCCACCTGAAGGCATTGCTAAGACAAACATCAAGGGTGCTATTGATCGTTTGAAGTTGGAAGTTGCTGAACGTAAGGTTACGTTCTTAAACTGGCAGCTGTCGGAACAGATTCCTGAGTACCGCGACGAGATGGAGCAACTGCTAACTCAACTGCCATTAGGTGGTTCGCAGTTCTTGAAATGGCGCTGGGATTCAGAGCAACGCAGGCCAATGTGTGAGTGGATCCCGATCGACAACATATTGTTGCCGTACGCATCCACAAACTTCTACACATCACAGCGCGCGACTGAAGTACAAGACATTACAGAGGATGTATTCCTCCAACGTATTGACGCGGGTATCTACCGCGAGATCGATGCGTCTTACACGTCAGACACGCCGCTTGATGACCAAACGCAATCTGAAAAAGCCAACAACAAAATTGAAGGCAAAGAAAGCTCTGGTAAAAACATTGATGGTTTGCGTCGTGTTTATGAGATTACGTGCTTCTTGCGTTTGGATGATGACGATACAACTGAAGGTCGTCGTGCACCTTACATTTTAACAATTGATGAGTCGTCAAGCAAAGTATTGAGCTTGTACCGTAACTGGGCTGATGGCGACGACAAATTTGAAAAGCTAGATTGGTATGTTGAGTTTAAGTTCATCCCATGGCGCGGCGCATATGCTATTGGCTTACCTCACCTTATTGGCGGTCTTAGCGCTGCACTTACTGGTGCTCTTCGCGCGCTGCTTGACGCAGCTCACATTAGTAATAGTCAAACGATGCTCAAGCTCAAAGGCGGGCGCATCGGGGGCCAGTCGGACCGTATTGAGCCGACTCAGGTGGTTGAGATTGAGGGTGCACCAGGTGTAGACGACGTCCGCAAGCTGGCTATGCCGCTGCCGTTTAACCAGCCTTCCAGCGTATTGTTTAATTTGCTGGGCTGGTTGACTGACGCGGCTAAGGGTGTAGTTACCACAGCCGAAGAAAAAATTGGCGAAGCAAACAACAACATGCCTGTGGGAACAACCCAGGCGTTGATTGAGCAGGGTGCTAAGGTATTCTCAAGCATCCACGCGCGCTTGCATCGCAGCCAGGCTAAGTCATTAAAGATTATCTCCCGTATCAATAACTGGTACTTGAGCGAGATGGACAATCAGTCTGGTGAAGAGATTGAGGTTCGTGACTTTGCATACAACAGCGATGTGCGTCCGGTATCGGACCCCAACATATTTTCTGAGACACAACGTCTTGCACAAAACCAAGCCTTGTTGCAAATGGCAACCGCGGCGCCTCCCGGAATGTTTGACTTGCGTGCTGTGTACAGCCGTATTGTTCAACAGCTAAAGATCCCCGAGGCCGATGAGATTTTGCCAAACCCACAAGGTGCAAAAGAATCCAACCCAGCGTTAGAGAACGTTTCAATGACGATGGGTCGACACGCAGCTGCTTATCCAGACCAAGACCATATTGCACACCTAGATGTTCATTTAGAGTACGCAGAGAATCCAGTGTATGGTGGCAGCCCGGTCATTGGCCCAACGTTTACGCCGATGGCGTTAGAGCACATCAAGCAACACTTGATGCTGTACTACCTCCAGTCTATGCGTAACATTGTGGCGAAAGCGTCTGGTGGAAAAGACGTGCTTGATTTACACGAAGAGAAGACATTAGATTGGGAATCACAGCAGGCTTTGGCTTTAGGCTCAAAGATTGTTGACCACGAATCCCAGAAGATCTTACAACCATACATGCAGCGAATTATGGTGTTGGTGCAGAAGGTGCAGCAAATGCAACAAGCACAACAGCAATCAGCTATGAACGCCGACCCGACTGCGCAGGTGTTGATGAAGACGCAAATGGCAGAAACTCAACGTAAGGCACAAGAGTTCCAAACCAAGATGCAAACTGAGTTGCAACAAGCCCAACAGGATTACCAACTCAAAGTGGCTGAACTGCAGCAAAAGGTGGCAGAACTACAGACTAAGTATCAAACGCAGACAAATATTGACAACCAGCGCAATGCGACCGATATTGCAATGGCAAATATTAATAACTCCGCGCGCGAACGAGTGGCTTATATTCAAGCCGGTGCTCAGATGGACCAGCAACAAGCTCAGTTAGAACACGAGCAAAACATGTCAGCGATCGAGGCAATTGATGCCGCGAGTGCAGACATTAGACAGCATGGTTTAGCTATTGAACAGCAAAACTTCCAGCAACAAGCTGATATGGTAAACCAACAAGCCCAGCAACAAGCTCAGGCAGACATGGCAAACCAACAACACATGCAACAGCTGCAACAAAACGACCAGCAACACGCTCAAACGCTGGAACAAAACTATCAACAACCTGAACCACAACCTCCCGAAGGACAACAATAATGGCTACTAGACAAAAAGGCAACGAATTAGGTTTCCGCCAAACATACAAACAAACCGGTCATGAAGGTTTTGCTGGCGGCCCCGGCGAGACTGGTCTTGACAAAGGCCCCACAGGTTCACACCGTGACAACAACTGGAAAATTGGCGCTTCTCAAGCTAAATTGACAAAGCCATCCAAAGTTGGTCCAGATAAAAACCTCAAAGATATCGGCGGCGGCAACTTTTATTGATACATTAAGGGCGGTTTTATGTCGCCTTTTGTATTAATAAAAGTATGAAAGATATTGTATCTGAATTAATTAAGCGCTTGAAAAGTGCTGATCAAGATTTAACGTTAGCTATTTCGTCCGGCGTTAATGTCCACGATTATGCCTCTTACCAGAGGTTAGTAGGGCAAAAAGCTGGTGTCCAAGAATCATTGGACATTATAAATCAAATCCTTAGCGAGGACGAAGAGGATATTTAAAGTGCCGTAAGGCATGAGGAGCACTGTAAAGTGATTGACTTAAAGCAAAACGACGAGCCAGATTTGCGCTCGGAACTCGAATGTTTTCCGAATGTAGACCCCGGTATTGAAGTTTTAGGTGACCGCGTATTAGTTCAACTACGACGCGAGAAAATAATGAGCAAGGGTGGCATCATTTTAGTTGATGAGACCAAACAAACGCTCCGATTTAATGAGACTGTTGCAAAGGTTATCCAAATTGGACCTTTGGCGTACAAAAGCCCCGATGATTTGACTCCATGGGTTGAAGGACCTTGGTGCCAAGTTGGTGATTTAGTACGAACCATTAAATACGGCGGTGATCGGTTTGTGATTCAACCAGATGATGAAGGCGCACCAGTGGTATTTATCACTGTTCAAGCGCGGGAAGTCATTTCCAAGATTCGTTCTTTTGCGGAAGCGCAAAAAATGAAGGCCTTTGTAGATTAACTTTTGGGAAAAAGTATGGCAGATAATGAAAAAGACAATGTTCCTATCAAAGAACGCGAAGACGGTTCGGTTCTAGCGAGCGTAGGCACGCATCCAGACGATATTCTGGAAGATGATGAAAAGGCTGAAGGCGGTTCTGTAGACGAAGATCATGCAGACGGTGAAAATGATGACACCGAGGCCAGCGCTGATGACGGCGATGGTGATGAAACGGAAGAAGAGCGTGAGAGAATCCGTGAAGCCCGACGCGAAGAGCGTCGCCTTAAAAAAGCACTGCAAAAAGAACGCGAAGCCTCTTCTAAACATAAGATTTCTGCGCTTGAGCGCCGGAATGAAGAATTAGCTAAGCGATTGGCAGCTGTGGAAAATACCGCAGCGTCATATCAGTTTGCACAGATTGACAAGGCATTGGAAGACGAGGGAACTCGTGTTGAATATGCCAAGATGAAAATGATGGAAGCTGCCCGCAACGGCGACGCAGCGGCCCAGGTTGAGTACCTGGAGCATTTAACTGACTCGAAGCAAAAACTTCAGCAGTTACAACATTATAAGAAGCAACAATTGGAGGCTGCAAAGTCTCCAAAGCAAAACGTGCCCAACGTGGCCGCTGCCGAAGTTCAACGTAATGCCTCAACATGGCTTAAAAAGAATTCTTGGTACGACCCACAAGCACGGGATACAGACAGTAGAATTGCCAAAGTAATCGATTCCGAACTTGCTGCCGACGGGTGGGACCCAGCAGATTCCGAGTATTGGGATGAGTTAGACAGTCGTCTATCAACACGCCTACCACACCGCTACGCGGCCAAGGGTGGTGCAAAAAGAGCAAATCCTACAGCATCTAGTCGCACTGCCGCGGCCCAGGGTACAAAACCTGGTCAGATCACGCTAAGTCGTGAACGTGTTTCGGCAATCAAAGATGCAGGGGCTTGGGACAATGTTGAGAAACGTAACAAAATGATCCGCGCCTATGCTGCGTACGATCGTGCTAACAAAGGATAAATGAAATGGCAAATACAAGAATTAAACGTGACGTAGAAGATCGCTTAGCCGATCGTTTACAAGAGGTCAAGGAACGCGCCGCAACAGACGGGGCTTCCAATGCACAACGGGAACGCCTTGAAGCATTCCGTGACAAATGGCAGAATAGTGCGCTGCCAGATATTCCTCGGGATGCAATCCCGGGAATGCATCTGTGCTGGTTGTCGACGACCAACACATATGACAGTATCGACAAACGTGTAGCGTTGGGTTATGAACCAGTTAAAGCCAGTGAATTAGGTCAGGGCTTTGAAGGACTCGGTAAGATGAACTCGGGCAAGTTTGAAGGCTGTATTTCTTGCAATGAAATGATTCTTTTTAAATTGCCAGAAGAAGTTTATCAAGAAGTGATGAAGATGATGCACTTAGAGGATCCTCTCGAGCATCAACGCAATATTACATCTGCGGTTCGTGATACGGCCAAAGAAGGTAAAGGCGGTCGTTCAATTCTTGAAGGCGGTATTTTGGAAATGGAAAAAGAAGCGCGCAAGGCAAGCAAAAATATTCGGTTCTCATAATAACTTCAAAACAAAGGAAAATTAATGTCCACAACATTGCAACCCTTTGGCCTGAAACCAGTATACCACCCAAGCGGTTTGGATCGTGCAATGCAATTTGCCGGCACAAACAGTTTTATTCAAGGTGTGTCTGGTTATACTGCTCCTTACTCTTTGAGCTCAGGTCAATCTTTCTGGCAATTCCAACCTGTAACAGTTAACTCTTCAGGTCAATTGACAATCGCAGCTTCTGCTGCAACTGGTGGTAGCGGTACTGCAACTAGCAAAGTTTATGGCGTTTTCGACGGTGTGGAATACACATCTGCCGAAGGTCGTCGTTCTGTTGCTAAATACGCTGCCAAAACTACTTTAGATGCTGCTACTAACATCATTTTCTGGATCTTCACCGACCCAGCGTTGATTTACGAAGCGCAAATCCAAGGTTCTGCTACTGCTGCCTCTATTGGTCAAGAATACAACTTTAGTACGACTACCAACTATACCCCCGCTGATGGCTATGCTATCGGTAATGGTGGCGCTGGTTTCTCGACTACTGCTTTGTATGCTACACCCGTGGGCTCTGGTAACCAAGGTCAAGTTCGCGTAGTCGGCTTGGGTCGTGAAGTGGCTTTCCCTGCTGGTCAATTGAACCAGTGGGGCGACGCTTACACAATCGTCCAAGTGCAGATCTGCAATAACTCCTTTGCCGCTCCATCGGTATCGGTTTAATTAACAACGAAAGGAAATAAGCAATGGCAACTCCAATGCGCAGTACGGACTTTCGTGCGGTAGTCGAACCGATTATCAACGAAGTCTTTGACGGTGTTTACGAACAACGTGCCGACGAGTGGAAGGGATTTGTTGAACAGATCCAAGGTATTCCACGTAACTACCACGAAGAAGTGATGCTGTACGGTATGAATGCCGCCCCAGCCATGCCTGACGGCACTCCTGTCAGCTATGACCAAGGCGGTACTTTGTACATCACACGTTTCATCTATCAAATCTATGGCTTGGCATATGCCTTGACCAAAGTGTTGATGGAAGACGGTGACCATATCCGTATCGGTAGCACCTTCGCTAAGCACTTGGCTCAATCCATGATTGAAACCAAAGAAACTTTGTGCGCTAACTTGTTGAACTTCGCGTTCACATCTGGCTACATCGGCGGCGACGGCGTGACATTGATCAACACCGCTCACCCAATCGCCAACGGCGGTTCTTACTCTAACCAGTTGTCTACAGCTGCTTCTTTGAGCCAAACTTCTGTTGAGCAATTGCTCATCCAGATCCGCTCTGCAGTTGACAACAACGGTAAGCGTATCCGTTTGAAGGCAGAACAGTTGGTTGTTCCTCCAGCTCTCGAGTTCCAAGCAGAAGTTATTCTGAAATCGGTTCTCCGCTCTGGTACAGCTGACAACGATCTGAACCCAATCAAGTCTACTGGTATGCTACCAAAGGGCACACACGTTGTGACCCGTTTGAGCTCCAGCAAGGCCTGGTGGATTCAAACTGACGCAGAAAACGGTCTCATGCTCGTTATGCGCCGCCCAATGGAGAAATCCATGGAAGGTGACTTCGAGACAGACAGCATGCGTTATAAGGCTACCGAGCGCTACGCGACCGGCTGGCACGATGCCCGTAACATCTACGGCACACAAGGCGTCTAATCATAGGCACTTTGCAAAGGCTCACCCAAAAGGTGGGCCTTTTTTACTTATTGGCTCCCTTTTAACAAAACTTTAACATAGGAAAGAAAATGGAATTTACAATTGAAGCAAACGGTATCCGTTTATCTGTTGACGCAGATTTTGATTTAGATTTGACCTATGTACAAGACTTTCTTGACTCATTGGTCCCAACGTTTGAATTCTTCTACGATGAAATTGAAATCGACGAAGAAGAAGAAGACGAAATCGAATATGACGAAGACGGTGTGGCTTGGTGGTACGACGAGGAAAACGACGAGTTGTATTATTGCGAAGGCGATATCGAAGACGAAGATGACTGGGTACTTGTTGAAGAATAAGTTTAGTTAAATCTCATAAAAGCCCGCACATAAGCGGGCTTTTTTATTGCGGGCGTTTTAGTCAAAAATGTTGCATTAATAGAAATAGGAAGATTTGCCCCCAACAGGGCCCCTTCGCTTCCGGGGGCTACGATCTAGCGACTGAGTGGGGCTATAAACTCTAGATAGGAAACTATAAAATGTCAGTAACTTTCAATCAGCCGATTCGCGTATACAAGTTTAACAACTCTACAAACGACGGCACAATCGCACCAAGCAACATTGGAGCAGTTCGCGCTTCTCAACAGCAATTTATCACTAACCCAATCGTTGGCACCACCGCTGCCGCTACGGTTTTGACCACAGCAGACATCGGCACCACTACCGTGGTTCCGTTCATGTTGCCCGCTGGTGCAATCATTGAAGGCGTGGTGTTGTATCAAGACATAGCAGCCACTGGTTTGACAGGCGGCGTGATTACTGTGTCTATCAACCAACCTGATCCAACTACTGGCGTGGTCACAACCACAGCCATCGGCACAATTACCCCTACAGCCGCTGGCGGCCGTATTGCAGGCGTTTTCACAGCCACTGCAGCCGCCGCAGCAATCTTGGGTAACATCGGCCTTGTTGACGCGTATTTGACCTTCAGTGCAGCTACTGTGTCGGCTAACACCGGTACTTTGGGTGGTACGATCTCTGTGGACTACACAGCTCGTAACTACACTGGTTCGATTGTTAACGTGGGCCAAGGCTACACCAACAACTAATTAATTGCCTCGGGGGCTTCGCGCCCCCGTTTTTAACTTTAAGGAATTAATTATGGCATTAGTCACAAACTTACAACAAAACCCATCACCACCGCATTCCATAACCGTTCAGGGCGCATTTGAGCCGTTTGATCTTCAAGTGTCTCGTAATCAAATTATGGGCCATAGTCCAGCAAACATTTTTGCTTATGGAACCACGCCGGCAACAGCAGGTTTGTTTAGAACGATTTGGGAAAACATGTCGACAACCGACTATGTATTTCCAACATCTGCGTCTGTAATGACTTTGGTGAGCACGGTAAACACAGACACTGCTACTATTACAATTACTGGAACAGATGCGAACTACAACCTGCTTACAGAAAATTTGGTATTGAATGGAACGACAAACGTAACTACAGCTAACGTATATTTCCGTATCAATAACATATCTGTATCTGCGGGTTCGGCAACCAATCCTTCAGGTGTAATTACATTGTCCGTAAGTAGCACTGTCTACGCGCAGATAAATACGGCTACGGTTAATGGGTCAACAACAAGTATTGGTACATCTCAAATGGGTGTGTATACCGTACCAAACGGCTATACATTCTATGGCTATAGATACGGTGCATATTCATCGTTTAACGGTAACAGCGTCAATTACACAACATATAGAGCATTGACAAACTCTTCGTCTGGTGTGCAAAGAGTTATTGTTCAAACTCCATATAACACTACATATGAAGTGCAACGTCATTTTCCGTTCCCATATGCCGCTGGAACAGATTTAAGATTCCAAGTTGCAAGCAGTGCCGCAACAGCTGCGGTGGTTAGCATAAATATCGGTGGTGTTTTAATTAAGAACGACGGTCAAACCGCTTAAGGCTGGTAAATGCCCGTTTATCTTGATACTCGAAGCAATTCGGTTCTTTCTGTAGCGGTTTGTGACCGCTGTAATAGAAAGTTTCCTTATGTAGAACTCATGCCGGATCCTAATTTTCCCGGCATGAGGGTCTGCAAGGACGATGTGGATAATTTTGATCCATGGCGTTTGCCTGCGCGTCAAACTGAAAATATTGCGCTACGTTTCCCCCGCCCTGATGCGTCTGTAGCTACGGGACCAATTGGTGGCAACCAAATTCAAACAGAAAACGGTTTCCAAAACGGAAACTCGTTCTACATTACTGAAAATTCGTCGAACAACACTGGTAATTTGAACTTAGACAGTACCTACGAGTTTTTCCCATCGTCAACAATTCCCACGTTGTACTCTATGTCACCAAACTCTGGCACAAAAGCTGGTGGGACTAACGTGACAATCAGCGGGACAAATTTTGTCAATATTACCAACGTAAAACTTGGTGGTGTTAACATGACAAGTTTTAATATTATAAGCCCAACACAAATGACCGCGGTTACACCCGCGTATCAAATTACGGGCCTTGTTGACCTTTCTGTCATATCTACATTTGGTACGTCTGTTTTACACGGTGCGTATACATACACGACATAAGAATAAGAAATGGCTGATCAAAGTATAACCCAACTACCAATTGCTTTTAACCTTACTGGTAATGAGCAAACTGTTGTCGTACAAGGTGGTGTTACAAAACAGGCTTCTGTTTCGCAGATTGCCAATGCCGCTTCGCCAGGAAAATTAATCACCAATGTAAGTTATAACCCTGAAAACGGAGATTTAACATTTTATTATAGCGATGGTAGTAATGCCACGGTGGGGCCGGTTTCGGGTTCTTCTGGTGCTACCGGATCGTCTGGATATAGCGGATTTTCAGGTTACAGCGGCAAATCGGGTTATAGCGGCTATAGCGGCTCTGGCTTAAGTGGATATAGCGGTATCGGTGTAAGTGGTTATAGTGGTTTTAGTGGCTACAGTGGCGCCGGTGTAAGCGGTTATAGTGGATACAGTGGCGCGGGTGTTAGTGGATACAGCGGTAAATCCGGCTATAGCGGATATAGTGGATCTGGTGTAAGCGGCTATAGTGGCTACAGTGGCGCGGGTGTGAGTGGATACAGCGGATATAGCGGCGCGGGTGTAAGCGGTTATAGCGGGTATAGCGGATCTGGTGTAAGCGGCTATAGTGGATCTGGTGTGAGCGGTTATAGTGGCTATAGTGGTGCTGGACTTAGCGGTTACAGCGGATATAGCGGCGCGGGTGTAAGCGGTTATAGCGGGTATAGCGGATCTGGTGTAAGCGGCTATAGTGGATCTGGTGTAAGCGGCTATAGTGGCTACAGTGGCGTGGGTGTAAGTGGATACAGCGGATATAGCGGCGCGGGTGTAAGCGGTTATAGCGGGTATAGCGGATCTGGTGTAAGCGGCTATAGTGGATCTGGAGTAAGCGGCTATAGTGGCTACAGTGGCGCGGGTGTAAGTGGATACAGCGGATATAGCGGCGCGGGTGTAAGCGGTTATAGCGGGTATAGTGGATCTGGTGTAAGCGGCTATAGTGGATCTGGTGTAAGCGGCTATAGCGGATACAGCGGATCCGGTGTAAGCGGCTATAGTGGATATAGCGGATCTGGTGTAAGCGGCTATAGTGGCTCTGGCGTAAGTGGTTACAGCGGAACTTCCGGCTATTCTGGTTCCTCAATAGCAATTGGCGGAACTAGCACGCAACTCCAGTATAACAATTCTGGAGCGTTGGGCGGTGTGGCAAACATTACTTATAATGGCTCAACTACAACGCAAACAAGCGGGACAATTGACGGAACAACTATTGGCGGCACAACCCCTGCGGCTGGTACGTTTACTACGTTAATTGGCGGCGGCGGTTCAGCTAACTACATCCAAGCGACAGGCGGGGCTACAACTAAAGCAGTTCAGTTTCAAACGCTTGGTAGCGATGCGGCTGTATCCCTAGCCATACAACCCAAAGGCACAGGTGCAATAGACCTAGCGGCTGGTTCTAGCGGTGTGAACATTTCTAACGGTGGTACGGTTACTGCGCTGACAAGAACTGCTGGTGGTGCAGGATATACATCCTATCCAAGTGTTGCTATTTCAGCTCCCACTACAGCTGGTGGTGTACAAGCTACTGCGACTTGCACGGTGATGTTTAACGCCGCGGCGACTATTGCAAGTGGTGGCACAGGATACACGGTTGGCGATGTGCTAACAATGGTTGGTGGAACCCCAACGTCAACTGGCGGTACATTTACCGTTACAACTGTATCTTCTGGCGCTGTAACAGGGGTAACAGCAAATTCAAAAGCATACACGGCATTGCCATCTAACCCAGTTTCAACAACTGTTAGTCCCGCAGGCGGAACTGGTTGCACGTTAAACGTCACATATTCTATTGACCCCGGTGGTCTAACAATTGGAACAGCAGGTTCTGGATATGTTGAACAGCCAACGGTAACAATTAGTGGTGGCGGCGGTAGCGGCGGCACTGGCTATGCTACTGTGGGTAGTGTTCCAAAGATTACAAGTCTTGGTGGTGATTTATCGTTTTATACACCAGGCGGTGAGGCATTTCGTGTAGCGGATATTGGTGGTACAACAGTTAACTATGTAAGCGTTAGGGGAGATACCTCCACTGGAAATACGCCAAAAATTATAGCGGCTGGAGCAAGTGGAACTTTAAATTTAGCTATTTCTAGTAAATCTTCTGGCGCTATAATTTTTTATACCAATAGTTCTACAAACACTCAGATGCAGGTTACTCACACAGCATCATCAGTTAACTACGTACAGGTGACGGGTGCGGCTACTAATAGCGGCCCAGAAATATCATCCCAAGGTAGTGATACTTCTGTTTCCATTAACTACACTGCAAAAAATGCAGGAAACCACATCTTTAAACAGGCTGGCGGTACTAATTTTAGGGTTAACTACAGCGTAACGGCACCAATAAATTATTTAGCAGTAACTGGCTCATTGACTGGTAGCAGTCCTAGTTTATATAGTCAAGGCTCAGACACAGACATTGACCTAACCCTAACACCCAAAGGCGCAGGAACTGTTAAAACTTCAGGAACAGGTATTAGGCTTGTAGGCGCTTCTTCTGGTTATGTAGGCTTAAAAGGCGCTGCTGCTGCGGGTTCTACTACATATCAATTACCTGCTGCTGATGGCACAAGCGGGCAGGTTTTATCTACTAACGGTTCTGCAGTACTATCTTGGGCTACTGCCAGTGGTGGTGGAGGGGGAACGCCGGGAGGTTCAAGTGGGCAGCTTCAATATAATAACAGCAGCTCATTTGGCGGTGTAACAAACGTTACGGTTACTACAGGGCAGACGACTGCAAGAATAGACCCTAGAGTTTCCGTTGAATCAAACTCAGCAACCAGTGTCACGCCGGACATTAGTTTGTATGATATGTATGTGTGGACTGGGTTGTCTACCGCTGGAACTTTAACAATCAATATTCCGTCAGGAACCCCACTAAACGGCGATAAATTAATGTTTAGAATACAAGATGACGGCACGTCTGGTGCGGTTACTTTGTCTTGGGTTCAAAGCGGTACAGGGTGTTTTAGAACAATTAACGTCCCGCTCCCGACTACAACCGGCGGCGCTGCAAAAGTAGTTTATGTTGGGTGTATATATAACTCGTTTAGCGCAACTTGGGATGTGATTGCATCCGGAACGCAGTTTTAATATATGGCAAGTAGATACTGGGTTAGAAACGCTATTGGTAATTGGAGTAGTACGGCAAACTGGTCCGCTAGTTCAGCCGCGACTTCCGGAGGTGCATCTGTTCCGGGCACAGCAGATACAGCCTTTTTTTCAGCAAACTCGCAGTTGGGCAATTGCACGGTAGATTCAAATGTCACAGTACTTAGTGTGAACATGACGGGTTATAGCGGAGGGCTAACTTTTAATTCTGCTGGAAATACTATTACACTTACAAGTACGGGCACGATTTTTACGGGAAGCACAACCGCAACAATTTTCAGAAGTGGCGCGTCATTAACTGGGGACAATATTGTCACCTTTGGGTCAACTACAGCTACAAAAACAATAACTACTGGGGCCGTATCAGAAACTAACGCGCTTAATTTTAATATTAACACCACTTCAACGGGGCCATACGCACTTGGAACTTCTGTTTTTGGAAATTTTGTTCACACTGCCGCACCGATAACCACATCGGGAATAACCGTTTACGGTGATTTATACCTAAATAGTGTCTCTTCATTTACGGGGTCAATTACTATGGCCCCGGGATTGTCCGTGGCTGCAACAGCAATGGTGGCGGGAACTAAATACACAATCACAAGTGCGGGCACTACCAACTTTACTTCGTATGGCGCAACTTCAAACAAACCAAATACACTTTTTACGGCAACAGGGCCCGGCACTGGTACTGGCACGGTAACACCAACTAGATTTATATATACCTATTATACTTCTGTGCCACTTTATATTGGAAATGGAAGTAGTCAAGGTTCGGTTGCTTTAGCTGCTTCAATATCAAGCCTCACTGGAGTTACTATACAAAGTGGTTTTTTTAACAATAATGCGAACCGTATAGATTTACAGAACACGGGGCAATATTTTAATTATAATAACTCAAACACTAAAAACATAGTAATTAATGCAGTACCAAGTTCTCTTACGTATAGTCTCAGACTTAGTGCGGATAATAATTCTTTTAACGGTTCTAGCACAAACACAACATTAGATTTTTCTACAGCAATTTTAAGTTTTTCTATTAACAGTATTACTTATTCTACAAGCCAAACTTTTTCTTCCGGGATTAAAATAGGAACTGTTATACTAAACTTTTCGGGTTCTGTGGCAAGTACATTTGCATTTCTGGGTAATAATATAACAATTTATAACTTTGATATTAGCGGATATTATAATTTTTCAGCTAATAACATTGTGCAGTTTGATGCTGCATCAAATATATATATGGGCAATTTAAGAAGGTATTCCGGTAGTTATTACAGTATAACTACTAGAATTATTATTAAAAGTTCTATTGCGGGAAATCCATTTACACTGAATAAAATTGGCGGAGGGTGCGGCTATTTTGTTGGAACTGCTTTACAAGATTGTACAGGCTCTCCCTCAAATGCTTGGGTTGCAAACACGGGCGTGACAAACACTTATAATAACAACTATTTTGGAAACAACACAAACGTAAGCGGTAATTCTGGTATTGTGTTTAACCAATACCCCGCACTAGGTGGTTTCAACGAGTTTTTTTAACAGAGGAAATATAAACATGGCTTTAATCAAATCAATTGATACAGACTACGGAATAGCAGCGACCTATTGGAACATTGGCGCGGTCCAAGAAGATTTCAAAGGCAAAGGCACAGAAGTAACTTTTTACGGCTATGCCTCCAAGGAAGCCCGTGAAGCTGGCAAACAACCGCTATCCGCTGGTAAGGTACAGATCGCCGGTGATGAATACATTGCTGGTGCAGACCGTGCTGTTTTATACTCTATCATCAAACAAAAACCTGAGTTCGAAGGTGCAGAGGACGCATAACATTAATATGTATGGTATAATGAGAGCTCTTAACTTTAGGAGAGCACCTTGAAATATAGTATTGTAATACCAACGTATAACAACTGCGAGAAGTATTTAAAACCTTGTATTGATTCTATCATCAAATACACCGACATGAAAGATGTTGAGTTGGTGGTTGTGGCCAACGGTTGCACGGATAACACAAGCGCGTACCTTAATTATTTAAGTTCAACTGGTATTAATTTAGTGTGGCCTTGGTACGATGAGCCACTGGGTTTTTCTAAAGCTGTTAACAAAGGTATTAGTGCCACGTCAACCGGCAAGATTGTGTTGTTAAATAACGACACAATTTTACTGGACCAGAAAAAAAATACGTGGTTGGAGCGTTTGGACACCGGTGACATTTCGGCGGTGCTGACAAACTACTCAGACATTATACAGTCCAAATTTGGCGTATTCTTCTGCGTAATGATTCAAAAAAGAGTGCTTAACCAAATTGGGCTGCTGGACGAGCAGTTTGAGGTCGGTGGCTGCGAGGATATTGATTTTTGTTTTCGGGCCCTGCAAGAGGGGTTTAAACTCGTTGACGTGGGCCATTTAGGTGACTTCCCAATCTACCATGTGGCCGAGGGTACGGTACATGATGAAACGTTGGTAAAAGGCTGGAAGCATTTCTTTTCTGAAAATGAGCTAAGGTTGGCCAGAAAACACAACATGGACCACTATCGTTTCTTGTTGTCAAACAACTACGAGCGCGCGGTGTTTCTAAAAGGTGACCCAGTGTTCCCGCGCGAGACACAGCGCTACGAATGGGCCGCAAAGAATCTGGTTGGCGAGCAGGTGTTGGAGATTGGGTGCTCCACCGGCTACGGCTACCAGTTTTTGCCAGAGGGCACGACGTACATGGGGTTGGATTACGACGAACAGATTATTGGGATTGCGAAGGACCAACAGTGGTCTGACAACGCATCGTTTTACCACGCGGACATTAATACGTTTGAGCTGGGCCGGTACAACACCATTATTGCTTTTGAGGTAATTGAACACCTTGATAATGGTTTGGAGGTTGTTGAAAAGCTAAAGAAACACTGCAAGCGCTTAATGATCACGGTACCGTACAACGAGCCTAAAGGGTTTTGGGGCGAGCATCACAGGTTACACGGTTTAACAGAGAAAGATTTCCCAGGGTTTAATTTTGCCTACATTGACTTCAACGGCAACATTACGGACACAAAGAACGACGAGTCTGGTGACAACCCCGCCAACTTGATGATCTGTTGGTGCGACAATGAGTAAGGTTTTGTGCTCGGTGGCAACCCGAGGACGTTACCATACGACGTTGCCGTTGGTGTTAAACGCCATCATTAACCAGACCAAGGTTCCGGACAAGTTGATCATCTTTGATGACAACGACGAGTTCCAAGACATGCGAAAAGAGATGATTTATCAATACTTTTTTCAAATGCTGGATATCAAGAAGATTGCGTGGGAGTGGCGGATTGCAGAAAAAAGGGGGCAGCACTTTATTCATCAGCAGGCAAACACCGCTGGATTTGATTGGGTATGGCGTGTTGACGATGATGCAATCCCAGAGCCGAATGTGCTCGAAATTTTGCATTCATATACAAAACGGAACAATAAATTAGGTGCGGTCGGCGGGGCCATTTTGACCCCGCCCAATTTCCCTGATACTTCAAAGGTGACTGGCAGGATTGACGACATAAGTAAAGAGCCCAACTGTCAATGGAATATGGTTAGCGGGGTTAAGGTTGTTGAGCATTTGCATTGTTCTTTTTTGTATCGTGCGGGCGTATATGACTACAACTTGGGGCTGTCGCGCGTGGCGCACCGAGAAGAAACGTTGTTTACCTGGGGGCTGCACCAAAAGGGCTACCAGATTCTAGCGGTTCCAAACGCGGTGACTTGGCACATGAAGAACCCGCAGGGTGGCATTCGTAGTGAAACTAACATGGACATGTATAGACACGATGAGGAAATATTTAATAATTTCATCCGGTGCCGCGACAAAACTATTGTGGTTCTTAATTGTGGCCGTGGGGATCATATTGTATTTAAACGTGTTCTTCCGTTGATTAAAGACCCTATTGTGTTTTCTTGCTACCCAGACATTGTTCCCGGAATGGGGATTAAAGATGCAGTTAGCTATTTTGGGCATATTGACCAATGGAGCATCTATAAAAAAATGGGTCAATGGAATTGGACAGAGAGTTTGGAGAACGCTTTTAAAAAGTTGTACCTATGATAGTTATATCTCCTTATTCTCAAAAGTTAAGAACGGGTAAAGAAAACCCAAAAAATTACCCGTATTGGAAAGAGTTAATTGCGTTAATTGACGAGCCAATTGTTCAGGTTGGGGTTGACGGCGAAGATCAGCTTGTTGACGATTTTAGAAAAAATCTGTCAATGGACGAGTTGGCATCCGTCATTCGCGAATGCCGAATATGGATATCGTGCGATAGTTTCCTCCAGCATTTTGGCTGGGACTTAGGGAAAAAAGGTATCGTGTTGTGGGGCCCGTCTGATCCATTGGTATTCGGCCACCCTGAAAACGTTAACCTGTTGAAGGATCGTTCGTATTTAGTCAAAGATCAGTTTATTTGGTGGGAAGCCACGGAACACGAAAAAGAACGATTTGTGGAACCACAAGTTGTTTTGCAATATTTAAAGGAATAACAAAATGGCAGCTTCAGGCTATACAAAATTACAATTATATTATAGCTCGACGTCGGGAGTCGCGCCCACAGGTACCAACTTGATCGCCGGAGAGTTGGCGCTTAACACTTTTGATGGGAAGCTGTACTTTAAAAATACAAGTGGTGCGGTAACCTTGCTGGCCTCTGCAGCTGGGGCGGCTGCGGCCACTAATATTTTTGGTGGCGCGTCCGGCCAAATCCCGTTCCAAACGGCTGCAAGCACAACCAGCTTTATCACAGCCCCTGGAACCTCTGGCACGTATTTAAGCTGGAACGGATCCGGTTTTTATTGGTCTAATGGACTCGGATTGTCGGGAACCAGCGGATATTCAGGCTTCTCTGGATTTAACGGCGCCAGTGGTTTGTCGGGCTTTAGTGGCTATTCCGGCATTTCTGGTTATAGCGGCTACAGCGGATATTCTGGCAATAACGGAACTAGCGGTTTTTCTGGTTATAGTGGAATTTCTGGTTATAGCGGTTTTAGTGGAATCTCTGGCTTTAGTGGTATTTCTGGCTTCAGCGGCTTTTCTGGTTACAGCGGTTCCGGTACTTCGGGCTACAGCGGTGCAACCGGCACATCCGGTTTCAGTGGTTATTCGGGATTAAACGGCGCAACAGCAGCATCCGGATTTAGCGGTTACAGCGGCTATTCTGGATTCTTGGGTAACTCGGGATATTCAGGCTTTAGTGGCACTTCGGGCTACAGTGGTTCTGGCATTTCAGGCTACAGCGGATTCTCAGGCTATTCTGGCTTAGGGTTGTCTGGTTATAGCGGCGGTAGTGGTTACAGCGGTTTAAACGGCACTTCAGGCTATTCCGGCATTTCTGGCTACTCGGGGTACAGCGGCTCTGGCGTGTCCGGCTACAGCGGTTTTAGTGGCATCTCGGGCTATTCTGGCACGACACCAACCGCGGTGGCAAACTTGTCCGGCGGATCTGTTGGCGCGCTGCCCTACCAATCAGCTGTTGGCACAACATCATTTTTAACTAACCAAACCGGTAGGGTTTTAGTTGGTGGTGCGGCTACGCCCTCATATGCCTTGCAGTCGAGTTTATCGGTTGGTTCGGCAACAAACGTTTTGGGCGGCAACGCAAACCAAATTCCTTATCAATCTGCGACTGACACAACAGCGTTCATTACTGCACCGACAACGGGTTCTACATCAAATCCTGGTTTTGTGGCTTGGAACGGCACTGGGTTTGTTTGGTATCGTTGGTTGACTTTCTTAACATCCAGCAACATTAACGGCTCGTTAGGTTATACTGCGGCGGATGCGGCTGGTTCAAACGCTACGGGCACATGGTCAATTAGTATTACAGGTAACGCAGCAACAGCAAATTCGGTGGCCAACACTGGCGGCTGGAGCGTGACACCAAGCGGCACTAAATTGTATTTTTCTTACAATGGCGTAAACGTGGGTTCTTTGGATTCATCCGGAAACTTCATAGCTAAAGCTAACGTAACAGCTTACGGCACACCGTAAGGAAAAACTATGGCATTACCTACCGGTACCATATCACTGTCGGACGTTAACACCGAGTTGGGGTACAGCTCGACTGCACTAATTTCACTAAATGACGCCGCCGTGCGCGCGCTCGCCGGTGTGGCAAGCGGTGCTATCAGTATGAGTGATTTGCAAGGGAAGTCGGCCCAAACTCCTGCTATTGCTTTAGCGACTTATGGCAGTCCTAACATACTTGCGTATCCTTGGTCAAGTTCCACTGGTTTTGGCACAAAGTATGCTAATCCGGCCACGCTCCCAACGGGTAATGCAAATGGAATCGCGTTCAGTTCTGACGGAACGGCTATTGCTGTAGCTCACACAAGTACCCCATACGTAACCGCATATCCTTGGTCAAGTTCTACCGGTTTTGGCACAAAATATGCTAACCCATCTTCGCTTCCACCGGGTATTGGGCGCGCAGTTGCGTTTAGTGCTGACGGAACGGCTATTGCTGTAGCACATTTGACGTCCCCATACATAACTGCCTACCCTTGGTCTAGTTCCACTGGTTTTGGCACAAAGTATGCTGATCCGACTACACCCCCAACGGGTAATACAAATGGAATCGCGTTCAGTTCTGACGGAACGGCAATTGCTGTAGCGCAAACAAGTACCCCATACATAACTGCTTACCCTTGGTCAAGTTCTACCGGTTTTGGCACAAAATATACTAACCCATCCTCGCTTCCGCCTGCGACTGGAAATGGAATTACATTTAGTCCTGACGGAACGGCTATTGCTATAGTGTGCGCAACAACACCATATATAAATGTTTACCCTTGGTCAAGCGCCACTGGTTTTGGCACAAAGTATGCTAATCCGGCCACGCTTCCTTCAAACATTACAAATGGAGTTGCGTTTAACCCTAGCAGTACGACCCTTGCTGTGGCGTACATATCTTCACCCTATATATCTGCCTACCCTTGGTCAGGAGCGGGTTTTGGCACAAAGTATGCCAATCCAGCAACGCTTCCGCCAGCTTTTGGAAATGGCGTTTCATTTAGTGCTGACGGCAATGCCGTTGCTATAACGCACGCAACATCCCCATACGTAACCGCGTACCCTTGGGCAAACGCCACGGGTTATGGAACAAAGTATGCTAATCCGTCCACGCTTCCGACAGGCACGGCATATGGAGTTTCTTTTAAATCTTAAAGGAAAATCATGGAAAATCAAACACGCGAACAAATTTTGGCAGCATCTTTGGATGCCCGAGTGCAAGAGATAATGCTCTACCAAATTAATATTGACAACTACACGTCGGCGTTGGAGGTGATTGAAAGCCTTCCCGAACAAGATCGTGATGAATTAAAAGTATTTGCTAATCAACTTCAAAGCCTGTTGGCGTCCGAGATATTGGAACAGAAAAAAGCCAACATTATGTTAACGGTTGTTAAGAAACAACTTACAGCAGGATAATTGTTGATGTGGAACCGACCATTATTTTTGCGGCTTGCAAACTAGCGTATGAGGGAATTAAGACAGCCGTTGAAGTCTACAAAGATGTCAAGGCTACCGGCGGTGAAGTTGCAAATATTGCGGGCGAGGTTGGTGGGTTACTCTCGAAATTCTTTCACGGTCAAGATCAGCTAGAAGAAGAGCACAAAAAGAAGCAAGAAGAGACTAAAGAGTTAGCTAAGCAAGGCAAGGTTAAGAATGTAACGATACAAGCCATTGACAATGTGATGCATGTCAGGCAAGTAAGACAGTATTACAAAGACTTGGAACACATGGTTCGCTATGAGTTGGGTATGCCTGACTTATGGGCCGAAATAAAAGAAGAGCGCGACCGACTCATTAAGGAATCACGAGAGCTTGAATTGCTACATAAACAAGCCATCGAGCAGGCAGAGGCAAAACGCCAAGAAAGAATAAGAAGAATAAAAGAAAAAATACATATTTATATAGCAAGTCTAATTGCAGTCGTTTATGTATACATTTCTTTGTGGTTATTGACTCAATTAATAGAATACGACAAACAATGGCGATGGGGATAATATTTTATGAAGTCGGATTAATCATAGCCGTCACAATTTTAGCGGTTGTGATCAGCGTTGGGGCCGCGTGGTTTGTTAAAGAACACGACAAACGAGCGGAATATTACAAGAAGCAAGCGGAAATTTGTTGGAGACAAAATAAATGAATGATTGGTTAAAACAAATAGCGCCGACCATAGCCACGGCGTTGGGGGGCCCTTTAGCTGGACTGGCTGTAGACGCGGTGTCTAAGGCAATCGGCGTCGACCCCAAGGATGTGCAAAGCACCATCTCTGAGGGCAAACTATCAGCGGATCAAATTGCTGCGGTTAAACAAGCTGAGATAGCCATGGCTGCCCGCGCGCAAGAGTTAGGCTTGGACTTTGAGAAGATTGCCGTAGACGACCGCAAATCAGCCAGAGACCTGCAGGCTAAGACCCAAAGCTGGATCCCCGGCGCGTTAGCAATTCTTGTAACAACCGGCTTCTTTGGGATTCTTATCGGTTTGATGATGGGCAACTTGCACACATCCGAAGCCCTTATGTTAATGCTCGGAAGTCTTGGAACAGCCTGGACTGGCATTGTGGCTTTTTACTTTGGTTCCTCCGCCGGTAGCCAGAAAAAAGACGAACTTCTCCACCAATCGACACCAACAAAATGAACCTCTCAGAACACTTTACGCTAGAAGAAGCCACATATAGCGAGACGGCTATACGGATGCACATCAATAACCAGCCCGACGATCGCCAACTGGCAAACATGAAGTCTGCTGCACAACAATTGGAGGCAGTTCGTAATGTCACTGGCCCTATTCGTGTTAATTCTTGGCTACGCCAGCCCGATGTTAATGTGGCCGTTGGTGGTTCTAAGGTGTCGAGTCATATGGACGGGTGGGCTATTGACTGCTCTTCTTCTGCTCACACTCCTTACGAACTATGTCAAATTGTTTTAAAAGCTGGTATTAAATTTGACCAGATGATCCATGAATACGGCCACTGGATGCATATATCCTTTGCGCCAGAAATGCGCCAGCAAGAGCTAACCATTTTCAAGCCAGAGGGTAAGTACAAACCCGGCATTTTAACCGAATCCGAATATCACTCTAAGGCTTAATCATGGATTTACAAACATTAATAAACACTGTGCTACCATTAATCTGTGTGGCGATTGGCTGGTTTTGCAAAGAGCTTTGGACCGCGGTTATGAATTTAAAAGAAGATTTGGCACAGCTTCGCGCGCACATATCTGACAACTATTTGCGCAAAGACGATTTTTCCTCACGCTGGGAAGAGGTCCTAAAAGCTGTTCATCGGATTGAAGACAAGCTAGATCAATTGCGAGATTCAAGGGCCTAAATGGCCTTTTTTATGCATTAATAAATATAGGGATTGATCACCCTTTTTAACATTTACCTTAAGGAAATACCATGGACGGATTTAAGACACTACCTAAAATGCAGCACTTCAAAGAAGGCGGCGCAGCTTATTGTGGCGGCGGCAGCATGAAGATGAAGACTGGCGGCAAAGCTGACAAAGATGACATGAAGCAAGACAAGGCCATGATCAAAAAGGCTTTCAAGCAGCATGACGAGGCTGAGCACGACAAAGAGCCAACAGAAATCAAACTGCGCGCTGGCGGTCGTTCCAAGAAAGAAGCTGGCACTGTGCGTAAGTTCAAAGTTGGCGGCATGGTAGATAACGACTACGGAGCCAAAAAGTCATCTGGCGACCTGGACAACATTAAAAAGACAAAAGACATAAAGCCCGGCAAAGCCAAAGCGGAGTCTGCTGCTATGAAGCGCCCAGCTTTGCGCGGTTCTGACGTTGAGAAAGAAAAGAGCAAACCAGCTGGCGAGAAGGACATGATCAAAAAAGTGCCCCCAACTGGCGACAAAAAGGCGGATGCTGAATCCGCTGGAGAAAAGCGTCCCAGTTTCCGCGGTTCTGATGTTGAGAAAGAAAAAAGCAAACCATCTGGCGCTAAAAAGATGAACACTGGCGGGACAGCTTGCTAACATGCCTTACAAGTCTAAAGACCAACAGGCGGCTATGTACGCCGCCGCTGCCGGCAAAAGCAACATTGGTATCCCCAAGAAGGTGGGTAAAGAGTTTGTGAAAGCCGGCCCAGCAAAAGAAAAACTTCCCCAAAAAGTAACGAAGCGGTCATCCGGTCGCGGAAGGTAATATGGCTTATTCAAACACGACTGGGCAAACGACAATTAACGTCGACCAGTTAATTTCATTTGCATTTCGTGATGCGGGTAAGACTGCAGAAGAGATGACGCCTGAGTTGGTCGGTGCGGCTAAGCAGGCGTTATTTTATAACTTGCAAAATTTGTCTAACCTTGGTGTAAACCTTTGGTTATTGGAAAACCAATTGTACGGTGCTTTAACACAGCAACAGCAATTGGTTTTACCTAAAACGACAATTGACGTGCGCGAAGCTAACTGGGTGTACGTACAAAATTTACAGGCGTCTGTTTATTTGCCAACAGACAACTCAACTGCACCAGCTGCGTTTGATTTAAACTCTACGTTGGCATCTTACGCAACATCGACCATAGCCAAAAATTATATTGGTTTAGGCTACCAACAAGCACAAAGTGTATATTATGTTGGCTGGAACTGTTATGCACCAAATGGCGGAACACAGACATATAACCTGGTGTACGAGTATAGCAACGACGGTATTAACTGGACTGTTAAGCAAACGTTTCCGGCTATTACCATGGTTGACAAACAGTGGCAGTATTACAACATCTCTATCACTGAACCGCATTTGTTTTACCGTTTGCGCGAAACAGTAGCAACAACATTCTCGGTACGTCAGATAGTATTCTCTACCAGCCAACAGGTAATTCCCTTAGCGCGTTTAAACCGAGACGACTATTGGAACCTGCCAAACAAACAGTTCCCGTCGGTGCGATCATTGCAGTATTGGTTTGACCGCCAAATTCAACCGTCGATGTATTTATGGCCAGTGCCAAATAACAACTACCAAATGTTCCAGCTTATTGTTGAAAAACAAATGCAAGACGTTGGGTCCTTGACAAACCAAATCTACGTGCCTGATCGCTGGATTAACTGTGTACAAAAGCAGCTGTCGCATTCTATGTCAATGCAGTTACCTGGCGTAGAGATGGCGCGCATTAACTATCTGGATGCACAGGCCCAAAAAGCATTCTTGCAAGCCAGCGAAGAGGATCGTGACAAGTCTCCGATCTATTTCCAACCTAACTTTAGCTACTACACAAGATGAGCGCCATAATGACCTATGATTCGCTCGTAGCGAATATTATTGACTATATGGAACGCGACGACGCAGATTTCGTTGCGGCTATTCCCGGCATGATTGCGCTGGCTGAGTCTTCAATCGCTGCTGAATTGCGGTCTTACATCCAGCTCATCGTTGTTGAAACAAATCTGGCACAAAACCAAGTTACATTGACCAAGCCCGCGCGCTGGCGTAAAACCGTCAGCATGAAGGTAAATGGCCAGCCCATGTTGTTGCGCAGCCAAGATTATCTGGCGCAATATCAAGCGGAATCCACAAACGGAATGCCTAAGTATTATGCGGAATATGATTTTTCTAACTGGGCGTTTGCTCCAAAACCGGATGCATCGTACCCAGTGGAAATTATCTATTACGCTGAAATTCAACCATTGGATAGCGTCAATCAACAAAACCTGTGGACCTCTGTGGCACCGCAGGCCATGTTGTTTGGGTCCTTGCTGCAAGCTCAGGGCTATTTAAAGGCGCTCGATAAGCTGCCGGTATGGAAAGCATACTACACCGACGCAATTGCTGCGCTTAAGAAAGAAGACGATCTGCGCCGCGTTGACCGTAACACATCAGTACAGGAACCATAATAAATGGCTACAACACCTACATACACCTCGCCGTTTACCGGCACCGTTGTCACCCCCACAGACGTATCGTATGAGGCGCTAAATTTTAGCTCTAATGTTACGTTGTATTGGCCCACTACTGTTAACTCAACACAGACAGTAGCTGCCCGTATTATCGACTGCGTTGCAAGCGCAGGCGGACTTGCTATTGCACTGCCTGACGCGTCACAAGGCGCGCTGGGCACAGACATTTTGTTCCGTAACTTGGGCGCGTTCCCAATCAACATTACCAACAACACCGGCGGCGCTTCTGTAACGCTGGCTGTTGGTTCTGCAAGATACTTCTATTTAACTGACAACACTTCGCAGGCCGGCACGTGGAATAACGTGGCGTTTGGTGTTGGCACATCTGTAGCCGATGCCGCTTCATTAGCTGGTTTGGGTTTGACAACATATAACGGCAAACTTGCAACCGGCCAAAACGTTATTGATACAGCTGTTGTACCAACAATAACTCAAAATAACTCAGGGACAACGTATAACTGGACTGGTGGATCCGCAACTATTCCACTGCCAAACGTACAAAATTTAAACCCCGGCTGGTACATTGCGTTTAGAAACAGCAGCACTGGGACATTGACTTTCAGTACAGTCGCTGGTACTGGGCAAAAAATTAACAACGCGTTGAGTATTGCCACGAACCCAAGCGACTCCGGGTTTATTATGTTTGACCCGACTAGCAATGGTTTTATTACCGTTGGATGGTCTATCCCAACTGCGGTAACGTTTAACTCGGCATCATACGACGTTGATACGATTATTGGCAACACTTTGAATTTGACGTCTTACGCGCCAATTATTCAAACGTATATTGCACAATCCGGCACACGAACACAGACCTTGGCGGTGACATTGCCTGCGATTACGCAGCTGTATATCCTTGTTAACAACACCAACCAGATAAGCTACAACATCACGTTTAAGTGTCAGGGCAGCGCAGCAGCGCCCTTGGTTTTAACAGCCGGCTCGGTGCTTACTGTCCTTAGTGATGGCACCAACCTGTACTCATTGGTTACGGCTTCAACGGGTATTAACTACGTTTCTAACGGAACGTCAGGCGTCCCGTCGTATTCATTCAGCAACGACGTGACAACTGGTTTGTACTTGCGTGATACTGCTCGACTTGGTATTACTACCGGCGGTGTTGAATTAATTGACGTCAATAACAATAATCCCGCGGCACCGGTCGTAACGGTTGCTGCAACGTTGAACGCTACATTGATTTCTGGCGGAACATTCTAATGGCTGATAACGCTGATTTAGCTCAATATAACGCGCTTTATACCCTCAACGTTAAGCCGGGTATTAAGCGCGATGGTACTGTTTTTGAAGCTGAAGAATTTACAGACGGCGTGTGGTGCCGTTTTCAGCGTGAGCGCGCCCGTAAAATGGGTGGTTATAAATCAGTATTTACCAGCTTGGTCGGCATTTACCGCGGCATGGTTATTCAACCGTATAATGGCGTTAACTATATTTTTGCTGGCAACTTTAATGAGCTGGACATTTTTACTACCAACACTAATTACGCCACTGGTAGCGGACCTTATAAAGCTAATATTTTACCCGGGCAGGTTGAATTAAAAGTTGTAAACCCATTAACTAGCAGCATTGACATTCAAGGTACTTCTGGCGTTTCTGGCGCGGTTCAATATTTCCCCGTCGGCACAAAAGTAATTTTTTCACAATCCGGTACACCCGCAACTTACACAACTACAAGCGTTAGTTATGTGGCGCCGTATGTGCGATTGGGATTCAGCGGCACTATCCCCGCATCACCAACGCAGGCGTGGATTGCCAACGGCGCGGTATTTACCCCTGATCCTGTTGCGGGACCCTACCGCTTAGATTGGCAATTTGATGCGGCATTTAGCCCCTCTGGTGGCCAGCTTCAGGTCTTGGCGCACCCGGGCTACAACTTAGTTAACATTGACAACGGTGTTCCGTCGCAGGTGCTGGTGGGTAATATTACACCGGCTTCGGGAAATACTTGGGATTTTTATGGTTTGTCAGACAGTCAGGGTGCGAACCCAACGTACAAACCTATCTCCGTTGATGGTGGTGTTTGTGTGTTGTACCCGTTCATTTTTGTGTACGGCTCATACGGTTACATTGCCAACAATAACGTAAGCACTCAAACAAGTGCAGCCGAATATAATAAACAATCTTTGTACGATTGGAACGGACCATACGCTAACCAAGTTAACGTTTCTGCTTCAAAAATTGTTAAGGGCGCAACTGTTCGCGGAGGTACAAACGCACCTTCCGGATTGTTTTGGTCGACTGATAGTTTAATTCGTGTTTCGTTTACTGCGGCCAACGCGCCACTGTATTGGAACTACGATATTGTTTCCAGCCAAATCTCTGTTATGTCATCCGCGGGTATTGTTGAACTGGATGGCATATACTTTTGGATGGGCGTAGATAGGTTTTATCTGTATAACGGGTCGGTTAAGGTATTGCCTAACGATAAGAACGTAAACTACCTGTTTGATAACATCAATTTTTCGCAACGTCAAAAAGTATGGGCAACTAAGATCCCGCGCTTCAACGAGGTTTGGTTTTTTTATCCCCGTGGTGAGGCAACGGAATGCACCGATGCCATCATTTACAACACCAAAGATCAAATTTGGTACGACGCTGGCCAAGCTCCCGGAGCTCAACGCTCATGCGGCTACACAACTGAACTATTGCCAACACCTATTTGGTGTGATTGGAACTACGAGCCGATTTACTACACACCGCAATTAACAATTGCCACACCGACAGGGCAGTCTGCACCAGCGGCAAACCAATTTTATTTAGCTGGTAACCAGACGTCAACGTTTAGCCCCGGAGATTCTGTTGCGTTTTTACAGGACCCAGCTGCTCCAACCTATGTAATTACCAACAGCGTTAATATTGTTAATACAACAATTGGAGCGCCCGGTGTTACCAAGGTAACTTGCGCAACAAATTTTAGCCCAGCAATTACCACAGGGCAGGACGTGTTTGCTGTTACCGGCGGATATAACCTTTGGCAGCATGAATTTGGCGTAGATCGCGTAGGTTTAAACGGTTCTACGGCCATTTATTCGCGCGTCACAACCAGCGATATTAGCTGGGTCGGCGGTACGCCAAGCGGGGACAACGCACAGGGCGTTAACCGCCGCATGCATTTACGCCGTTTTGAACCCAACTTTGTTCAAACTGGAACAATTGCCATGAGCGTTTTGGGGCGTAGGTTTGCGGATGACGACATAAATACGCAGGTGTCAGGCCCTTATTATTTTAATGCCGACGCCGGTAAGATTGACTTGCGTGTCGAGTATCGTTTGATGCGGTTGAAGTTTGAGTCAAACGAGCTTGGCGGCAGCTTTGAGATGGGTCGAAACATCATTACTTGCGAATACGGTGATGAGCGCCCATGACGAATAAGATTGTCCAGTCGTTCCCGTTTAGCACCGCCTATTGCGGTTTTGAGGAATGGGTTGGCAACTTCATCCAATGGTACGGCCAAGAACCAATTGGGCAGGGCCACGAGCTGGAATGGAAAGAGATTGCCAACCAGATTGTGAGCGCGCCGTCTTTTGCAGCCTATGGCCTGCAATCACCTGAAATGTTTGAGACTTGGCAAGAGTGGGCCGAAGACGTTTCCTTAGCAATTAACGGGCCAACTCACTGATTTTTTTGCATTAATATACGTAGAATATATGCCAATAAACAAATCCCAAGCACAAAATAACGCGACAATGTCTACGCAAGACATTGTCAAGAATTGTGACGAGATTAAGGATTCAGGTCAGGATTGGAGACAAGCGTATGCCGCGTTGCATTCCATGTTGGAATCAAACCAGTACCGCATAATGCGGGCCGGCAACACGTTATTTTTAATAAAACTTTTGGAACAAGGCACTGCACAGATGTTTGTGTTTAACGCCGATAGTCCTAAAAACTTTTTGAAAAATACTAAAGAGTTTTTTAAGGCCATGAAGGCTGCAAAGTTCCACACAGTTTTTGGGATAACAGAAAATCCCCAAATTATAAAAATGTTGCAGCACACGGGTTATGAAGTTGATGTAGAAAACGTTGGAAACGACGATAAGGGCCAACCTTTATACAAGGGAACGGTCCATGTGTAATCCGTTACAAGAACTTGAGAATACCGTTAACGGTTTTGGTGGAATAATCTTGGGGCTTCCCGGTTCTACTAAAAAAATACTTAATGGTGTTGGGAGCGCATTTAACGCTGTAAATAAAACAGTGGACGCAATACTTCGCAACCCGCTGCCAACTATTGAAACGGTAGCATTAACATCTTTAGGTGTTCCGCCAATAATTGCTAACGCAGCAGTGGCGGCGGCAAACGGCGGCAACATCAATCAAATAGCTTTATCTGCGCTTACGGCTTATGCAGGTAGCAAAATAGGTAGCTACGCAGCCGGCGCAGTTGGAACTGAAAGTGCGTTGATTAAGCAAATTGTTGGCAGCTCATCTGGCATGGCTGCTGTTGCTGTGTTAAAAGGGCAAAATCTTCAGCAGGTATTAACCGCTGGTGCAACTGGTGCGATTAACGCAACTATATCAAATCAACTTGCACAACAAGGTTTTACAAAAGTAGATAACCAAATCCTTTCAAACGCCTCAACGGCAGCAATTAAAGCTGTACTTGGCGGTAAAGACATAGGCGCTGCTATTGGTGCATCGGTTGCATCTACAGCTATCCAAGCTGCGTTGTCTGGAAAAATAGACCAGATAAATAAAAACAATGAGATGGGTAAAGGTTTAGTTAGTCAATATACTAAACTTAGTTCTCAAGCCAGCGATTGGTTCAATAAGAATCTTGCGCCAACTCAAGACAAAGAAAACCAACTTTATAATTCTTTACAAACTGACCAAAACCAATATAATAAATCAAAGATGGAATATGATAGTGCCGTTAATAGGTACAATTATTATTCAAAGTTTTCGGGGGATTATTACGTAAATACGGCTGCAAAAGAAGTTGAACTTGCCAATTCACTTGTAGACAAAATGAATTTGCTAGGCGCAGATATGTCTACAAAATCTGAAGAGTTTTCCAACGTACATGCCGAAGCTGAAAAAGATAGACAGTATTACAAATCTACGTATGAAAATCCATTAACTTCTATAACCAATAAAGTAGAAGAAATAAATAGGGCAAACGATTACGAGTCAAAAAATGTTGGCTATTTAGTTGCTAGGTACGAAGATCAAATTACTAAAGACCAAACCAACATAGTTTCAGCTATTGCCAAAGACGCAGTAAAAGAAGCTCAAGATTTGTTGCAAAAACAAGCTGAGCCTACACCTGCACCTGCACCTGCACCTGCACCTGCACCAACACCTGCACCAGAACCAACACCTGCACCTGCACCTGCACCTGCACCAGAACCAACACCTGCACCTGCACCTGTTGCACCAGAACCCACACCAGTAGCACCAGAACCCGCACCAGTTGTCCCGCAGCCCGCGCCTACGCCATCCGTTCCGCAATTTACGCAACCTGATTCCGAGCTTGTTGGCGCTGAGGCGCAGGACGATGGAACGACTGTTGAAAAATTTGCCGATGGAACAACGCAAGTTGTTGACTCATTGTCTGGTAAAATTTTAAGTCAAACAGCACCAGCACCGGTGCCTGAACCAGAAGCACCGACTGGTGGATTGGATGTGGTAGCACCAACACCAGCATCCGAACCAGTACCTGAATTAAAAGCGCCAACTCGTGGATTAGATGTAGTAGCGCCCCCAACACGAGAACCGGTGCCTGAACCAGAAGCGCCAATGGGTGGATTGGATGTGGTAGCACCCCCAGCACCCGAACCAGAACCAGTGCCTGAACCCGAAGCACCAATGGGTGGGTTGGATGTGGTAGCACCTCCAACACCAGAACCGGTGCCTGAACTAAAAGCGCCGACCGGTGGGTTGGATGCAGTTGACCCAATTGTGAATCAAGAGGCTCCTGTTGAAACTGCACCTCCAAGCACTTTGGACACTGTGGTACAGACCAATCAAGACGCGCTAAATACAGCAATCACTTCTAATAACCCCGATTTAGTGGACGCTGTAGTTAACGGCAACGAAGATGTTATTACTGCTTTGGCAAACGGCGATGTTGACGCAGCTACTAATTTAATTGGCGGCGCAGACACCAGCGTGCCTGATATGCCTGATGTTCAACAACCTGAAGAAGAGCAGCCACCTGAAGAAGAGCTGGATACTAACGTCCCCGGTTTGCCATCTATTGATCAGACCGTTGAAGAAGAGCAGCCACCTGAAGAAGAGCAGCCACCTGAAGAAGAGCAGCCACCTGAAGAAGAGCAGCCACCTGAAGAAGAGCAGCCACCTGAAGAAGAGCAG